GCGCGAGCGCGTAGCCCGAGCGCAGCAGCTTGATCACAGGATCTGCGGTTTGGCATCCCCGGCCTTGACCAGCCCCCAGCGCGCCAGGGTGACGGCGACCAGCGGGCTCACGTCGGCGCCCACCTTGCGCGCCCAGGCCCAGGCGTCGCCCAGCACGCGCTTGCGGGCGTTGCCGACGGCGAGGTTGAGCACGGGCTGGTCGAGGTGCACCACCCGCGGCTCAGGACCCATGACTGCATCGTAGAACTGTGCGCAAGCGGCGGCGTAGTTTCTCGCGTTCAGCGTCTCGGTCATCACCCCGAGGCTGGCGAGGTCGACGAGGAGCGAGCCGGCCGGAGAGCCCGGGTCCACGATGACGGGCCAGGGGTGCCAGCGCCGCTCGAGCTCGGCCATGCGCTCGACCATCCACTCGGTACCGGGCCGGTGCTCGACCACCTCGACGTGGACGCGGCCGTCGGGTCGCCAGCCCGCCACCGCGATGCTCCCGTGGCTGCGGTCGGGCGTCACGTCGAGGGCGAAGCACGGCAGCTCGGCGAGCTGGCTCGTGGGCTCACGGCCGCGCTGCCAGGCCCCCAGGTCGATCACGGCCGCGCCGCTCGACGTGCGCCGGTTCAGATACGCCCGGGCGAACTCCTCGGGCGGCAGGGCGTCGTGGTCGGTCTGGATCACCGACTCGGTGACGGTGCGCCCGAGCGCGGGCATGCAGCGCCACCACGTGGCGGGGTCGTCGGGGTCGTCGTCGTCACCGGCGCTCCACTCGAAGAAGCACACGCCGCTGCGCTCGTCGGCCTCGACCCGGGCCCGGCCGTCGTCGATGCGGTCGTGGAGGAAGATCGAGTCCTCCGCGCCCATGGTGGACACGATCCACATCTGCGCGGCAGGGCGCGTCAGCATGGCGGGCCGGAACGCCTGGACGAGGCGCTCGTCCTTCTGCGCGAACGCCTCGTCGATGACGCCGAGGTCGAGCGTGCGGCCGTGGCCTGAGCTCTCCCCCGACGCCGTGATGCCGATCTCGGAGCCCGTGTCGGGGAACACCATGCGCTCCATGCCGGTCTGGCGGCGCATGCGCATCACCTTGCGCAACGGCGAGCGCGTGAGCAGCTCGCCCTGCTCCTCCCACTTGCTCCTCGAGTTGTTGCGGTCCTGGGCGGCGTAGATCACACGCTGGCCGGGGCCCCAGGCGATGCAGCGGTCGACCTCGGCCACGAGGATCAGGGTTGTTTTGCCTGACTGCCGGGGCACGCTGATCCGCACCTCGCGGTAGGCGGGCAGGCCGGTCGAGCCTTCGATCTCGCCGGCCACGTCGGCCACCAGCTGCTGCCACTCCATGAGCGGCTGGCGCAGCACCTTGGCGATGCGGGCCAGGCGCGGCCCCGTCGTCGTGCGCTCAGGGCTGCGGCGGGTCGCCCACCGGGGCGCTGAGCATGGCGAGGAGCTCGTCGACGCCCGTGTCTCGCTCAGAACCGTCATCGATGCCCCGCAGCGTACGCAGGGTGGCCAGTTGCACCCGCGCCAGGCTCGCCGTCTGCGCCGGCAGCTTGGCGCCGTCGACGTCATCGAGGGCCCGGGCGAGGTGGCGGGCCAGGGCGACCGCCGCCGCGTCGACCTCCTCGAGTCGCCCGCCCTTGCGCAGCGCCGAAATGGTGCGCTCGGTCGCCGCTCGGTTACGCCAGGTGCCCCCCGGCTGGTCCTCCGGCGTTGCGCGCTGGCCCACGCCCCCATTCTGGGCGGAAATGGGACGGCGCACCACCGGGCCCGAAGCCGTTTCGGCGCCCCACAGACACCCGACCTGACCAGGGACTATGACGCGCAGGGTTCATGCGTCCCGAGGCACTAGGTCCGACGCCCCACCACCCGAGGCCGCCCGAATGTAGGGCGGTGCCACCACTTAACCCCCATTTCCGCCCCAAAACCATGGGTCGCGCCACCACCCGTCGGTTTTCGGCCGCTTCCGGAAAATGAAGCGCTGAGCGGTGGACGTCACATCGCTCGTCAAAAACAGCCCCCCACCTGGACTTTTGTAGAGTCCGGGCGGCCGACTGAGCGCATGGTCAGTGCGTCGAGCCGTTAGGGCGCCGCCACCACCACCACCACGTAGGGAGGAGTCCCCACTCTGGGGGGTGTCCGCGGTTCACCCCGGCCAGATTCGGGCGGGTGTTTGACTGTCGGTCGTGAGTCGCCACCACCTCGACCGCTCCTACCGCAACCAACGTCTCGCCGTGCTCGAGGCGGCCGGTTGGGTGTGTCAGATCCGTGGTCCTCGTTGCTCTGGTGTGGCCACGACGGTCGACCACACCGTGGCTCTGGCCGACGGCGGCACACACACCAAGACCAACCTGAGAGCGGCGTGTCTGAGTTGCAACAGTCGTGGCGGTGGACTGATCAGACAACGTCAGATCAGGGAACAGTCGCTTGGTCGTCGCTCACGTCGCTGGTGAAGCGTTGGCACCACGCCCGAAGCTGGACGAACGCGGCTATCCGGTCGACCACCGGGACGACTGCTGGTGCGCGGCCTATAGCGAACCGTGCGCCAAGTGCCGCGGCTTCGAAGCCGGTTGGGATGCGGCGCTCGACTACTACGGCATCACGATCTGGAAGCGGATGACCTAGTCGTAGAGACCAGGCGCACGTAACCGCCGGGCTTGACCAGCTCGGGGCAGTAGATCGGCGAGTCGGGATCGGCCCAGTCGAGCGGGCGGACGTGCCGCCGGCGACGCCACCAGGCGAGCAGACGCGTCACCGCGACACTGCCAGGTGACTAGACGGCATGCGTCCCTTCGACCTTGCGATCCTCCCGCGCACGCGTGCGCTCGGTCAGCACTTCCAGTGCGGCCCTCAAATGGCCGAGTGCCACCGCGTTCTCGACGGAGTGGAACCTGCTGTCCTGGTAGAACTCAATCCGGTCGATGGCCGCCGCGATGACGCCTTCGACAAACGCCCCATTCGGCGCAGCGCGGTCCCCGTCGCGACCGAGCGGACCGCGCTGCCAGTTGATGTCAATACCGACACCTTTGGCATGACCTCCGTGGGGGTTGCCGTTCTCGTCAACGTCGTGGGCGGTGTCAAGTTGCTGGTTCATGGTTCTCCTTTTCGTGGACAATCGGTCGGAGCCACTTGCTCATTCCAGGCCGCGAAACGCCAGAACAGTCCCGATGGCCTGTATCACGTCGCCGTCTGCCATGAACGCCGCTAACTGCGCCGGGGTGGGTTGCACGATCCTTCCGTCGCTGAGATAGACGCCGACCGCGGCACAGTAGAAGCACACGCTCACGTCACCCGGCTCGGGTACGCCGTCGCCGTTCGTCTGCGTGTCACAATCGGTCAGGCGCCCGCAGGCGTAGCAGGCGCTCGGCTCGCGACGGTTGTGGGCGTCAGGCTCGCTCATTCGAGCTCGTCCGCTGCCGGCTCGTAGCCGCAGACCGGGCAGTAGGGCCAGGACGACTGCTCGTCGTCACACAATTCGGCGCCGCATTCGGAGCAAAAGTTCATGGGATTTTTCCGTGAAACTTGGCGTGGTGTTCGGCGCACAGAACGACGACGTCGCTCGGTCGTTCCGCGCCCAAACGTTCGTAGGTGTTGTGGTGGACGTGCAGCTCGACCTTGCCGCGGCCGCACAGCTGGCAGCGGTGGTCGGCGTAGGCGAGCGCCCGGTGGCGGACGTCCTGCCAGTGCGGGGTCAGCAGATACTCCTGGTAAGGCAGGTCTTTCGGGTCAGACACCGCGGTGCCGCGGGCCTCGAGCTCGTCCAGAAACAGGCCGATCAGGTTCGAGATGTGGGCGAACGTCGCGCCGTCCCTGGTCACGGCGTTATCCACACCCCCAACTGAAGGTTGTTAACCGATGTAAGTAATTGTCTTTGGTAGGGGTAGGGGTACAGGGCATGGTTTCGGCATGGCATATGCATTGCGTTTGCATATGCGTTCGCATTGCGAAACGCATTACGGCTTTTCCTTTTCACGTCGGTGTTTCGACCAACGGACTTGGGCGGCGTTGCGGGCAGACGCGGACCGGTCCTGTTTCTGCTCCGTCGTGGTGTTCCAGTCGTTCCAGTCGTGGACCGTGACGGCCGCGCCGGGTCCGTCCTCTCGCCACAACCCGGCGCACACCAGCGCCCGCTGAGACTTGGCCCGCCACCCGAGGAGGCCGCGGACTTTGGGCCCAGGTATCAATCCGTCGGTGTTGTTGCGGCGAACGTAGGCGAGGCCGGAAATGAACAGCGTCGGCGCCAGCAGGTCGATCTCGTAGGCCGACAGCATCTTGGGGTGTTCGTCCCAGTGGTCGTCGAGGTAGACCCATGGCATCACTGCGCCTCGTTCGTGATCTTCGCCAGCTTGGCCAGCCGTGCACCCTGGGCCCGCACGAGCACGGCCAGATCGTGATCGCTCAGCCCGCCGACCTCGTCGGCCTGGACCAGGGCGTCACGCTCGACGCCGAGGCGGGCCAGGGCGCGGCTGACCTTGGCCAGTTCGTTCAGCTGGCTCTCGCGGTAGGTCTCGTCGGTCACGGCTCACCAGGCGGCACAGCCAGACTGGTCTGGTACAAAACCCGGACTGCCACCGACGGCCTCGATGCGTGCCCCCACCGCGCTCTGGGCCGCCGGTGACAGATCGTTGCCGCCCCCGTATGCCTCCCAGTTGGTCGCGTTGATTCCGAGACTGTCGGGGTAGGCAGGCCCGGCGTAGCCGATCCAGCCGCCTTCCTCACAGCGGGCCACGGCGTCCCAGCGGTGGTCATAGTCAGGCTGTGCCGGCGGGGTGGTTGTCGGTGGAGTGGTTGTCGGCACCGAGACTGGCGGCGATGGCGGAGAGGGCGTCGGCGAAGTCGTCGAAGTCGTCGAGGAGACCGGCGAGAACGCGTTCGAGACCGGCGAGCTGGTGGGCAGCCTGGGCCAACTGCGCAGCACTG